TAAACAATACTTTACTATCGTTGACAATATGGTAATATTCTTCTTTTTTAAGATTTTCATAAACTTTTAGTACACCTTTGTTTACTAAATCGTTTGCACGTTTAATATACTTAGGATTATTACTACGTAAAGGACCGCCTTGTAGTACAGCAAACTCAACATCTGTGTCTGCATACTTCTCAGCAAGATCCATATAAAAATCAGGTTGTTTTTCTTGATCCCAACGTGCTGCAAACACAACACGATTGCTACGTGACTCCCAAAACGTTGGTGCTTCACCGGATCGTTGTACAACTTCTTTTTTGTCAAACGCTAATCCACTAATGTTATAGAGGGGCGCCTTCCAATTAGCTACTTTCATATTAGCAATCATTTCTTCATTACTTGCTAATACTCCTGTAACAAATTCGTTGCACATTTCTTCGTACAAACTCATCCATTTACCCATACCCCATACATGAACAAAGTCATCTGGGTCTACAGCTTGTGCAAGGCATCTGATAAACACCTTTGGCTGTTGGGTTGCTGGAATTTGATCCATAATGTACGGCAATGACTCCATGCCAGGCTGAAACATATCTTCAAAGAAAATAACGTCTTCAGCTGTTACTTCACCGTTGCGCATCATTTGCACTAAGTTCATCATCTGCGACATAGCAAAGTAACTACGTCCGTGTGCATCAAGAACTTGTCCAACACTAATAGCTTTAGTGTCATCAATTGTTGTACCAGGTACAACTACATAGTCAATACCACGTCTTTTGAAAGCACGTTCACTCCAGTCTTGCAACTGGAGTGTATAACGTCCTTCATATGGCTCTAAGCCCATATAAAATAGTTTACGCATTAGCGTCTCCGAGGTTTACCACCACGTGCTTTTGCACGTAAGTAATTTTGATACTTCTGATACGCCTGCCATACAGGGTCAGATTTTTTATAAAGTGATTTTTCATCAAACACTTTACCTTCAAAGCGACAGTAGTCGCGGAATTCGTCCAGATCGTTGAATACTTTCTGATACGCATCACGATTAAATGTGATATTCATTTACCTTATTCCTTTATGCTGGGTAAACAATTTGACAGCCGTTTTCGCCATCTTCGGCGACATCAATAACAACAAACCGGCCGGGGTATTTGTTGTTGATGTGTAGATACAAATCATCCGCAATCATTTCGCATGACTTGTAATCTAGTTCGAGAATATCTTCTTTATAAAGATTCTCTAACCAACGTTTGAATTGAATAAATTCAATGTCTCTATCGTTGTGTGTTACTTGAATTTGTACTTTAAAGTGAAACGTATGTCGATGTGGGTATCCTAAGAAACTTACATCGTATTCGTCACCTGTTGCCAGCGCAGGATCGTCGAGTGCTGCTGGATATTTGTGAATACCTTCTTTAGTAAAGGTTACCCAAATACTACGTTTTGCGTTTTCTAGTGCGTTTGCCATTTTAGCGTCCTCTTCTCTCATGCGCCGTTGCATATATGTATAATAACGTTCTTGTTGCATATTGTCAAGTGATAATTGTGTCTGTAGTGTATTTAGACCAGTCTGTAAAAACAGCCTTCTCTTTTAAATCATGCAGTCTATGAACCCATACACCAGGGTTACTTGCATCAAAGTCTTTATCGTCAATTTTTAAACAAGCATTATATCCAAGTTGATCGATATACGGAAGTTTTACGCTAATCATTGGAATAAATCGGTTGTGTTCTGTGAATCCACTTTCTAGCAACCCTTCAATTTGACTTGAATCAACATCTAATGTTACCCAGTAGCCTTCTTTCAGCAACGGAAATACCATAGCTTCCCAAGGTTGCCATTCGCTTTCAGTATTGCTGGTAACATTAAAGCTCATATTAGCACCACAATAGATATGTTTACATCCTTGCATTTCGGCCATAGCCATCACTTCGTCTGGGTCCATAGCACCTACAACAAATAATGTCTTCTTTCCAAACTGCGGCGTGTGTTCGACTTCTGTTCCAACAAAATATTGAACACTTTCAATATCTGTTCCTTGATCATATACTCTTTTCATGCTTTTCTCGTTTTATATGCTTCCTGCCAAAGATCCCAACGTTTTTTATAGTACTCGTTGATTTCTTTTTTAGGATAGTTTTTTTCTTCCATGTTAGCGATGATAGTTTCAATATCTTCTAACGCCATTTCAATTGTTTCTAAACGGATTTTTTTCTCATTTTCCTCCATTTACCGAATTCTCCATTGCATCTATTTTATTCTGTATTCGATGTAGTTCGTCTTTGTAGAACAACTTTTGTGTTTTTAAACTTCTTACTTCTTGATCTACATAAAGCCTTTTTTCTAGTTCTATAATTTTTTCGTCTAATGCTCTATGTTTTTTTGTAAGTTCTGCAACATACTGGGTTAAGTTTTCTACCGAGGTCATCATTTATACTCCCATAATTCGTTAAATTTAGTTTGTGCATTAACAGCCTTCTTGCCAATATTTAGACGTGTTCCGATTACGTGCATCCAATAGCGATCAAAGTCTTCAATAAGTTTTAAACTTTTTTCTCGATCTTTTAAACTAAAGATTTCATCTACTATTTCTTTAAACTTGACTACACCATACTTTTGGAAGTCAGTATCGTTAATTAGCATGTACGGAAACTTGCCATTGTCGTATTCTCTGTTTGCACGTTGTGTACTTTCAATGTGCATCCAAACATTATGGCCCATTTGTAGTGCATAGCTAAAGCTATCCCAACTAGTGCTATCTTTTTTACGCACAGTAGTATTACCATCATCATCTAGTAGAGGATTGCCTTCTTTATCTAAGTCAACATCACCTGCTTTTACTTTTATAGTACCGACTTTGTTTTTATCACCTTCTGCATAGATACAGATATCATTCATCTTGCAATGTTTGCTAATAGGAGAGTCTTCAAATGCATCTAGTATGTTGTCAGTTATAACTGCATCACTAAACTTGCGTTTATCTGTAGCATACTTCAATGAATCGGCACCCGGAGCCATCATGTAACTCCATTTGCCACGATCTTCGATGCGGATACTGTGATAAATCTGTCCGTTTGCTGTAGCAAGAAACGGAGATGCACAGTCGTATGTAATCATAAAGTTTTTGTTATGATATTTACGTACTGCACGTTGAATGTCTGTAAGTAATACAGCCCATTCTAATTTACTAGTACCCAGGAAGTGCATTACATCATGCAATCCTTCTTCTAGCAAGCCATCGTGTATCATATGCACAAGGCGCCTTAAGATAAGATGCACATCACACATGTTTTGTCCGCCCATTGCCCACCCGTTAAAGTGTGTGTCTGGGTATTTTGCTGGATCACAATAGTCCTTAAACTCTTCGTACCAACTATCAGCATCAGTATGAGTACTGCCTTGTAATACGTTGAGTACTTTAAAGTTACCACGTCTATTATCCATGTAATAACGTGCATTGATATGTGTTGCATCAACAGCATCTTGATAGCTATGAATATTTGCTGCATCAGCTGCTTTTTTGTCTTGGAATGTCCATGTTGGAATATCGAGCATCATGCCGTAATCCATATATTCTTCCATCCAGTTCACAACTAGCTCACGTTTCTTTGCAGCCAGTGGACAATCTGGATTAGTCCAATCACCTGGCCATAAGCCTTTAGCAATCTGGAAGCCTCCGGAGTCTCCAAGTAACCATGAATTCTCTCTATCACGCTTACGTAGCATATCTTCTTTTTCACTGAACTTATTAGTGTCAAGCTCGGCATGTCCTGCAGAATAGAGCGCCCATTTGTAGTGGAACGCTCCTTCTTTTGAATTCAAAAAGTTCATACTTTCCATTTTGTCGATACCAACTGGAATTCTAGCTGGCTCGACATACTCTTGGAAACGTTGTTTGCCTATAAAAGTAGCATAGAAGCCACTAATGCTAGGCAAAAATACTGCATAGTCCTTCTGTGCTTCTGTGAGATCTGTATTCATGTATTACTTCTGTTGTGCTGGGAGGATATAATCGTATGTTGCCATGCCACTGTCTACGCTAATTTTCATTGCGCCTTGATCTGTGATACTAAGAGTTTTATCACCATCTAAGTTTAAAATAGCAATAGTTTGTGCAACTGGCCACGCCCAAGTATGCGTTAATGAACCGCTGATTCCGTGTTCAAATGTAAACGAACCTGCGTGTGTAGCTTCGTCTCCAAAGTAAAAGTTTAGATTGCCATCTTCTGTTTTAACTTGGAATACATTTTCTTCACTATGAGCACCAGACATAAGTTTCATACGTGCAATTGATGCCATTGTAGGTTGGATTTCGACATCCCAGCTATTACCTTTGAACTTAACACTTTTTAGTTTTTCTTCAATAATTGCTTTGTTCATAAAGCGATAATCATTCTTAAAATCACCAGTTGTGTTTTCAAAGTGAATGTGTGTTGGGATAGTTTCGCCGTTGCGATCATCTTCAACAACCGCAATATTAGCATTTTCTTTGTACTCTGGGTTGTTCAAGTGATAAGCAAGTTTGCCTAAGTCTGGCATACCAAATGTACCAGCAAATTCGCTTACTGGATTGTGTGTTTCTGCTGTCATGATAACACTACGATCGTCGGCCATTGTTTCGATCTGTGTATCTTTTTCAGCTGTAACTTTTAGTGTTGTAATAAAGCCTAATTTGTGTGTATGGCTTACGATATCTTGTAAAATGTCGTGCATGTGATTCTCCTATATGTATTATTATACTGCATATTTGGTATAAAGTCAACCAAATAAACTACTAACTGATTCTTCGTTTGTGACACGCCTAATAGCTTCGCCAAATAGTTGACTTACACTTACGTATCGGGTCTTTTTGCAATTCTTTGGACAGCGATTGTTAATACTGTCTGTTACTACTAGTTCTTCTAGCACACTCTTCTCAACTTTTTGACATGCTTCTCCGCTTAGTACTCCGTGTGTGATATATGCTCTAACACTTAGAGCACCGGCATCCATAATTGCTTTGGCTGCATTGCACAATGTACCACCTGAGTCAATAATGTCATCAACCAGAATGGCGTGTTTACCAGTAACATCGCCGATCAAGTTCATGACTTCGCTCTTACCCGCTTCAGGACGCATCTTGTCTACAATAGCAATGTCTGCGTGGAACATATCAGCAAACTTTCTAGCACGAACAACTCCGCCTGCATCCGGAGATACAAATACTGTACCTTGTTCTGTTCCTACATTGCGTTTTATATCTTTGGCAAACACCAATCGGCTTGTTAAATCGTCTACTGGAATATCAAAGAAGCCCTGTATCTGTCCTGCGTGTAAATCCATTGTAAGTATTCTATCTGCACCTGCTGTTGCTAGTAGGTTAGCAACTAGTTTTGCTGTAATAGGTGTACGTGAAGCACTCTTACGGTCTTGTCTTGCATAACCAAAGTAAGGAATAACTGCTGTGATCCGTCTAGCACTTGATCTCTGTGCAGCATCGATCATAATCAATAGTTCCATTAGGCTATCATTTACAGGAGTACATGTACTTTGTACTATAAAAACATCTTCGCCACGTATGTTATCATGAAACTCTACAGTTGTTTCGCCATCGGCAAATGTATCAATTTTAGATGGAACTAACGCTGCAAAACAATGCTCTGCAATTTCTTCTGCTAGAGCCATATTAGCGTTTCCGGCAATTATTTTCACTTTCGTATCCTTTTGTTATAGTTGTTAGCAGCTTCAAGTATATTTAGATTATTTTTAAAACTTTCTGCCATTTTTAATAATGCACTTACATCCTTAGGGAAGCAGTGTCCTCCAAATCCTCGGTCTTCAGTAACTTGTGTATGGCTACTTCCAATCCGTGAATCCAACGCAATAAGCCTTGATACATTTTCATAGTCTGTATCAGTTGCTTTGCATAAATCGTATATTTCATTAAAGAACGCAACCTTAGTTGCTAGAAAACTATTTCTAAAATACTTTGTAAGTATAAGTTCTTCGGGTGTAGCAACATCTATGTTGACATTACCCATTGCATTTAAAAATATTTCCTGCCAAAAATGTACACTATCACCGCCAATGAGTATTGTATTGTTTTCACGGAAGTCTTCTAGTGCTGATTCTGCTCTTAAGAACTCTGGTGAAAAACTAACCTTAAGAAATGTGCGTTGAATGTACTGCCAGCCTATAAGGCTTATAGTGCTTTTAATCAGCACTGGCACATTTTTAAGATCGTTGAGTACATCATATACATTCTGCATATAACAAGTACCGTCTTCTGCTTGCGGTGTTGCAACACAAACAATTACACAGTCGCAATGCCGTAAGTCGTCGTAGTATCCTTTTGTCGGATCACTAATTAGTACTTCGTAATAGTCTTTTAATGCTTCGTGATGCGCTTGGCCTACGAAACCGTAGCCAGCAATTCCTATTTTAGTCATATTCTTTAAGTAACTTCCATGTATGTTGCCAATTATCTACTTGAATAGCTTTACTAGGATGTTTTAGTAATTTGGCTAGTGGATAGTCGTTGCCACCTGGTTCCATTTTGTCACCAAAAAAGTGTATTGTAGCGCCTTTACTAAATTCGTAGTATACCTGTCCTTTATCACATCCAGTAGGATAGATGTCGATGCCTGTCTCTCCGCCAACTGTAGCAGTTATTTCTTTAAAAGAATGATTAATTTGAAATGCAATACTTTCACGTTCACGCATCAGTTTGTCGTATTTGATATATTCTTTACGTTCGTCTAGTGTGCAGTTACGTCCAATAATACTAAAGTTTACAGTGCCCGGGCGTTCTTCAATATGATTCCCAGTACGATATTTAAAGTTACTACCTTGCAGCCATCCTTCGAGCATTTTTCTTAATTGATTTGGCAATGTCCATTCGCTTTTGCGTACATTAACACCGGTAGTATAGATATCATTCCCTGAACAGTTAAACACTACTTTAGCTAGTGCATAAGTATCTTCACCAAGTTGTTCGACAGTCTTATCTTTGTCACTTCCTGTAACAAAATATACATTATTCTTTACACAAAACTCATCAAAAAACTGTTTAAATTCAGGATCAATTTTGCCACGGCTTGGTGTTAGTGTACCGTCAACATCAAAAACAAATTCCATTAGTTCTCCATTGCACAAATAGCAGATTCACCTTCAGTAAAACTTGCTTCTAATACTGCTTTATTGGTATGACAATTAATTTCGCTATTGTAACTGTTGTAGTATGTAACTTTATATTCATCGAACACTGCAACATACGAAACTACTAATAATACCCAAGTCATACTTCACATACCCTTTTTCTAAGATCACTTGTACTAAATCTGTGATCACGTTTATTAAAATAAAAATCTACGCCACGTTGTAAGCATATTTCTTTACCAGTAAAGTCTTTGTCCTTATACTCTACACCTAATACTCTAACATGAATATTATACATTGTCAAGATATCTTTTAGGTCTTGTTCGGTGCCATATGGAATAATTTCATCCACATATTTCACTGCTTTAAGTTGTGTATATCTTTCTACAATATTTTGTACAGGTGCATTTTTTTCTTCTCTATCTACACTTGGATCCATTTGTAGTCCAACTAGTAAATAATCACATTGTTCTTTTGCTTCACGCAACATTTGTACGTGTCCAGCGTGTAATAGATCAAACGTACTACAAGTAAATCCTACTTTCATATCAATCCCATTCAAATAAAGTGTTAAATGTTGTTTTTTGTTTTGTGCTTTCTAAGTCGTAGTTAAGCACACCAATAAGGTTGCCTAGTTTGTTGTCGATAATAACTTCTTCCATAGCATCGCCATCAAATGGCAGTTCCTTAAACCATTCCGGAATACGTAGTTCATCTGTAGGATACGCAACACTTGTGTAACCTAGTGGATTCTGCTTGAGCTTGCAAACAATAACTTTCATACCGTCAACGATCTCTTGCGAATACTTGTCACCATTCATTCGCTTGAGTGTATTCCAGTTGATGCTTGCTCTTACATGACCGGGCATGTTTGCTTTGCCTTGCTTTTCTTCAAGACGTTGATAGTGTCCAATCTTGTTTGCACGTTTTGGTGCGCCTTTTTCCCACCCGGGCATTTCTTTAAACTCTTTGCGGAATTCACTAATAGCATCAAGTAGTTCTTTTTCAGGCTTTTTATCTAGTACCATGTCAAGCAACTCTTTTAAGAAGTCTTGCATAAAAACTGGTGTATCACTGCGCTTCAAGTCCAAGCCCATTGCTTTTACTTTGCCTCTTTTGCCGTCACTGTCACTTCTAAAGCCTTCGATATCATACACTAGTGCTGCATAACGTTTCTTAGTAATAAACAGTCCTGTTTCTGCAACAATCTCTCTTGCTGCTGCAATAACATCGCTACGTGATCTTGGACAGTGAAATGCATCTAACATAAACTGCGGAAATGTAGTGTTTGCCTGTTCGCATACTTGATCATACAGTGTAATTACATTGTCTTTATCCCAAGGAATGTTGCCTTTGTCAATATCATCTTTTAATACTGGATATGCACTAAAATAACAAGAGTCAGTATCGCCATATATCATTGCTTTACCAACATGGTCATATTCGCCTGTAATAACTTTGTTTACTTCGGCACTCATATGCTTAACAATAGTTCTGCCGCTTAGTGTAGTTGATTGTCCAATACGTTTATCAAAGAATCTACAGCCTGGATTAAGAATAGCACCATACAAACTGTTCAAGTTAATCTTCTTAACCAACTGTCGCTTGTCCCAGTATTCGATCTCTGCATCATTTTTTGCATCTTTGGCTTTTTTAAGCATTGCTTGCAGTTCTTTACGTTCGCTATACCAACGTTTTAGCAATCCGGGAATAACACCTTCAATTTCTGTTGTAAAAACAGTACCATTTGAACTAAGCATCCAAGGTTGATTGCTATCAAAAATAAGTTTCCATATTTCGGCACCACTTAATACATGCTCTGTTCCGTCTTCTAGTTCAAGTGTAAGCGGAACATCTTTGCGTTGTTCCATTACAGCATCATATTCTAGTGTAGCAAACTTGCCTTCCCAAGCACCTGCAAAACTTTTCTTCTCAAGTGTAGTTGCGTTGTGCAAAAACTCATCTGTAAGATCTAAACGTATCTGTCCTACAATAGTTTCTGGTGCCATATTCATTGCACGAATAATACTTGGATACAGACTGTTCAAATCCATCGAACCGATCCACTCGTGTACGCCTTTTTTTGGAAACGCAACGTATGCACCTGCTGCCGCTGTATTGCCTTCGTGGTTCTTTCTGTTTGGTACTTGTAGCCCACGTCTGTGTGCTTCGTTAACAATTGCTTGCTCTGTAACTGCAACTGCTCCTGCTGTTGTTTGTAGTAGCACAGTGTTATCATGCGCAATTTCATTAGCAAGATCAATAAAACGTAGTTTCTTGTCTAGTTTGTCTAGTAGTGCAACGTCCTGTCTGTTGTATTCAATAAAACGTTCGAAGTCGTTGTTGTATAACTGATCAAGTGTGCCTTCATACACAGTCTTGTTCTCGCCTACTTCCATTTCACCAATAGCATCTAGTCTATATGTGTGACGTTCTTCATATGTGTACTTGCGATACAAGTTAAGATAGTCCATATGTACTCTTCCAATAGTATCATACGTTTCGCTTGTCTTACCAAACTTTTCATATTCTCTACGCTTGGGCTTTTGTCCCCACAGACAGAATCGACGTGTGTCATCACTGCTTAAAATACGTTTAATTCTATTTACAGTATAAGGAACATCATATCCTTCACTGTTCCATCCACTGTGAATATCTGCGTCTTCGATAAGATCCAAGAACGTTGATAACATCTGTTGCTCGCCTGCTTCGCTGTTTGGAAATAGTAAGCAACTTTCACCCCAACGTTGTTTACACATTGCTTCTGCTTCTTCCATCGGCAAGCCTTTGGGCGGCATAGCAACTGTTACTAGCATATCTAGCCATTGTAGGTGTACAGTAATAGCAGTAATAGGCATAAACGGATCTTCAACTGGAGCAAAGCCACGCTCTGGATCAAAGTCTGTCTCAATATCCCAAAACACTACGTTTAGTTTAGGCGCATCTTGATTAAGATAGTTTTCACTTAAACATTGGAAGATTGGATTCACATCACTTTCAAACATTTTCTTGCCTTTATTAATAGCAAGTTCTTTTCGAAAGTCTTTTGTACTCTTACATACAACTCTAGTTAGCGGATCGCCATAAATGCTTTTATATTTGCCTCTTGGGTCTTCGTAATACCAAGTATACTTTGACTGATATTCATGGAAATGTCTCTTTCCGTCTTTGCGTTCAACAACACGAATAATATCACTGTCTCTATCAAAAAATGCATCTACGTATGCCATACGATCTCCTTATTATCCTTTATAGTAACATATTTAGGCAATGTTGTCAACAAACGATTTAGCATAAAGTACATCATGTTTAAGTTTTTTTGCTCTAGTTAAAAATTGATAACTTTCATTATAGAGAATGTCTGGTAGTTTCATATTTTTCATTTTTTTAATGTGTATCTCTTGGTTTTGTTTTGCTGTTTTTTCTAATACATTGTGTAACGCTGTACTGTTATTTAGATCTTTTACTTGATTTACAATTGAATCTATACGTTGTTCGATAGTATCGTGTGCATCAAAACTATAATCAAATACATCATGGTGTAATTTATAGCCTTCGTCTTCTAAGTGTTTGTGCATGTTTTTACATGTTACAAGTAAAAATGGTTGTGCTTGAAACAAACAACTGTAAGTTTTTTCACTTAACAATGTAGTATCTACAACAGGTATATCGTAGTAACTTTCAGTAACTAAATTAAAAACACTTTTGTTCCATACATCAAGCGGTGGTGGCGGGTTATCAAAATAGTCGTAAACTAATACTGGGTCGTGTTTAGCATAATCAAACCATTTTACAATTTTTTCTTCCCAGTTTCTATGCAGTGGCTTATTTTTTACGCTTTCTAAGTATCTTTTATGTAAGATATCGTCATTGTCACCTACTGCTATTTGACTGTAACTTACGTAGCCAGTTTCTAGTAGTCGATTGTCGTATAATTTATCCAGTAAATAGTCTCTATGATATCCAAGCGATTGTTGTTGACAACAAAATAGTCTATCAATACTTTTATTATAGTTTGTAGGCTGTATACCAGTAAGTCGCATGTATCCCGGGAACTCGTAGTGCATTGGTTCTTTAGTAGTGTACGGATCCATATGAGTACAGTGCCACTTTAGTTTTCCTTGCTTAACAAAACGTGTAAATCTCTTGTCTCCAACGTAGTCAATTATCCAGTCCGAGCCGTAACCTTCTTCCATATAATAAAACAAATGTAGTTCGTCAACTATATCGCATATTTCCGCCAAGTTTGCTTCGGGCTGTTGATCGTTAGTAAATCCTACAACAACTGCCATTACATATTGTCCGCATATTTTTTTATTTTTAATATTTTTTCTTTATGTCGTTGTGCTTCTGGGCAGAACACGTAATCTTCACTAGTTAAAATACTAGGTAATTGTAATCTTTTTACCTTGTCTAAGAATATAGTTTGATTATACTTAGCAGTTTCTATAGTTGATTTAAACATGTTTATTTTTAGGTTTTTTATTTGTTTTACTATTGCTTCAGTTCGTGCTTCTATAGTTGGTAATTTATCAAAAGAATAATCAAATACATCTGTATATAATTTATATCCTTCGTCTTCTATTTTTTTATGTATGTTTTGGCATCCTACAATAATAAAAGGTTGGGCATGTAGTAAACAACTGTATGTTTTTTCTGTAAGTAAACTAGTATCTTTTGCCTCAATATCATAATAACTTTCTGTAATAATATTAAAACAAGACTTGTACCATGTGCTAATAGGCGGCGGTGGGTTATCTTCTATATTCCATATTAAACTGTTATCATGTCTATCACTAGGAAACCATTTGTGTATGTTATTGTGCCAGGATTTATTAAATTTAGATTTTTGTGAATCTTTTATGTATTTAATTTTTAAATGGTCTTCATCAGGTCCTGAGTCTTCTGCATAACTTACAAGACCTTTTGATAATAGTCTTTGTCTATACAAAAGATTCATTAACAAATCTCGATGATATCCTAATGACTTTTGTTGACTAAAATACAAGTGTGTAGGTGATTGTCTTTGTTGTAATAATGGTTGGATACTAAGTAGCATATCAAATTCAGGCCAAGTTATGTGATAATCTTTTGTGCCGATGTATGGATCTGAATGATTACAATGCCAAAAATATTTACAATTGTTATTTGTTACTGCACCTTGTAAATCTTTAATATTACGACCTTCTTCTGAATAGTATAAAAAGTGCTGTTCCGTAGGAGTAAGAACCTGTTTTAAGTCAGACTCAATGACTCCTTCTTTGTCAGCACCATATACTACTTTCATCTATCAAAGGCAGTAACTTGCATTGTAAAACGGTGTTCGATGCCCATGTTATATGCAGCATGTGGCGCACTGCCTGTCCAGCTAATCCAGTCGCCGTTTTTCCAATCGCACAAACATGTATCTTCTACGTGGAAATAATGTCCTAGTTTACAATCTTCTAGGAATACGATATAACGTGTAATAGTATTAACGTCTGTAATATTATGCATCTTCATAAAGTTTGCGTACATATCTTTGTGCAAAGGAAGAATATTTGCAGGGGGTGTTCGATAAATTGCTACTTCAAAATGGTCGTGGTCTGGAAGTTGTTCGACAACACCTTCCCAAAATTCGGGCATACTTTCTTTAGGACCTACGTATACATCATTATTAATAATTACTTTATACGGGTCGTGTCCGTATTTAATGTATTCATCGCCGCCATAACCGCCTGCACTTTCATACGGCAAGCTATAGAACTGTTGTCCTTGCCAGCACGGTTCAATATGTCCTTGTTTCATGTATTCTTCCTTTATTAGCTATCAGAGTATTTAGTTGGTGCACTGACCTTCTTAACATCATTATTGGTTATTGTAGTATACTTAGGCTCTATAGGACACAACGAGCATTGTTTAATTGCATCTGATGTTAGCCTTGATACTTTGTGTGATATATTTTTATCTGTATGTTCTAATGGTTTGTATTTTTGTATTAGTTTTTCGGCGCTAGGTTCTATTGCATATTTTTTAACAAGCGCCTGAGCGCCAACTAGTGTTCCACATTTGTAAAGTTTACCTTTGTAAATATAATGGCAGTCGTTGATATCGCAAGCATTGTGTGCATCGTCAGAATTATTTTTATAAAAATTAATTTGATTGTTGTTATGATCTTTTGATCCCCATTGATAAAAATCAAACTCTTCAGCTATCATAGCAACTACACGATTGTCTTGTACATAAAATACAGTGTAATCAGTTTTATAATATCTTGGAACATTTGTTAATTCGGAACTAGCAACTTTTGTTATATTTTTATTACCAATAGCTGATTCAATGTCTCGTTCAGCTTTTGCAAAATGTTCGGGTGTATGTGCATTTACTTCAACAATAATACCTGCGTTCCACCATTCGACAAGATTATGTTTCCATTTATCTATAAGAAGTCCGTTTGTGCATATTTTAAAATCTTTGCAGTACGGAAATATTGAACGAAGACCAATAGCCCAATTGTGTAGATCAGGATTACTCATAGGTTCGCCGCCGATGATGCTCATATCAATTGGATCTAATATTTTACTCCATGCTATAGCATCGTTTTTGTAGTCTTCAAAAAAATCGTGCCCAGAAATGTTATAGTTATTAAAACTTAAACAACCTGGACACGCTAGATTACAAGTATGACTAATATAAAATTGTACTACACCCAGTGGAAACATTTATTATGCGTCACTGTCGTACCCAGTTGTTGCAACAATAGTTTCGAGGTCTTCAAACTCGTCTTGTACACGACTCCAGTCACGTTTTTGTGCTACTTTGATTGCTTTATTAATAAGAGAAGGTTTTACATTTAGTTCTTCAGCTACTGCTTTTACAGTTTCTTTTAGTCCGCCTTGTAAATCTTCAATTTCTTGTAATACTGTAACGCCTTCTTTAACTAGTCGTTCTAGTTTGGCTTTTTCTTCTTGACCGTATACTCTATCGCTCATGCAATACTCCTTAATTGTTAAGTTAACTATACTTGATTATTTAGGCTTTGTCAAGCGTTTATTTTATAAATGCGCCTATTCTGCCATGAACATCTGGATAAGCACGATAGGTATATCCCTTGGGCGGAGTAGTATCCTGCCCCTCCCAGACTGGAATAAAATGATCGATGTTGCCATCAAAGTCTTCGTTGCGTCTTAGATGTACTTCGATTAGTTTGCCACCTATGAACTCACAGTTCATCCAAGTATGCTGTTCTATTAATTCGTTTAGTATTGCAGGAAACGTAAATTTCTTATCATCTCTACGCCAATCAGTCCACCTAGTAAATGTATCTTCAGGCTTGTGTCCTTGTACACACAACAATTGCTTTTCTTCAAAATAATCTACACTATAATGATCGCCTTCAAAGAACTCGCACCAAAAGTGTCCTACTGGAAGATGCATTGTTTCTTTTTCGATCCAAGCCTTTTGTGCGCCTAAACCTAAGCCTAGCATGTTGACACACGGACGTACAATATAAAAGCCCGGATGCGGAACATCTAGTCCGACCGGGCCACTATTATATTTTAATTTACGAGCGAGTATAAGTTTGT